TAGGTAAACAAGGGACCAAAGCGGATATTGCCGCTGAAGGGCACGTACCTAGCAAGTCAGTTTACCATGGTCTTAAATCATCTCTACAGAAGATTAAAAACCAAAAGCAAGTCTTAAAAGAAGGAGACGAGAATGGTATGTTATCTGAAAAGAATATTAAGCCTGAAGAATAGTTATATATTTATAGCCAGATAAATTGCAATTTATAATGAAAGTAAAACACTCTAAGTACAAGAATACTGGGATACTGTTTGAATTATTAACAAGGCAGATAACCTCCGACACCATTTCCGGTGGAAGTAATAAGGCCTTGTCAATTCTCAAAAAATATTTTAACTCTAAATCAGAATTACTTAAAGAGTATAAAATATACCACTCCCTCTCCACTAAATCTTATCAAGACGAAAATAAAGCTACTATATTAGTTAACACACTTATAGAAGCCCATACAAAATTAAATCGTTCTCAATTAAGACGTGAAAAATATAATTTAATTAAAGAATTAAAGTCAACATACGACCTTAATGATTTTTTTAAGGCTAAAATAACCAATTATAAAACAATGGCATCTATTTATAACCTAACGGAAAATAAAGATGCTACCCCTTTATCAATAGTAGATTCTAAAGTCCAGTTAGTGGAACACATTACCCAACCTAACCAGGTAATTAAGAATGATATTGTAATGGAAACTTATAATAACGAGGATAAAGATACACGTTTATTAACACAAAAAATATTACTTGAAAAATTCAATGAAAAATATAAAGGCTTAGGTGAAAACCAGAAAGTCTTACTCCAAGAATATGTTAATGCTGTTAGTAATAGCCCGGCTTTAAAAACTTTTATCAACTCAGAAATCAAAGCAGTTAAAAAACAATTAACTAAATATTCTGATAAAGTTACTGATAAAGCTATTAAAATTAAAATAGACGAGGCTAAAAATATGATTAAACCTCTTTGTAAGAAAGCATCTATACATGATGATAATGTTAGTAATTTACTTAATTATTATGAATTAGTAAACGAACTCAAATCTATCCATGGTTAGTTTAAAGGACATATATAATGTTAAAGAATCTACATTCAATCGCTTAACTGAAGACCCAGATTTTACAACTAAACAAACAGGGATAAACCCAGAAACAGGCCAAGTAAGTTGGGATGTGGATTACAAAACAGATCTTAATCGTACTTATAAAGAAATAGATGAAGCTGTTAAAAGGCTACAAGATTTAGTATCACAGCAAAAAGACCCAGAAGCTAGAGAGCTTTTAATAATGGCCAAAAATTTGAGAAATAAATTTTCTCGATATAAAAGAAGAAAATCATGAGTAAAAGATTCAACATACACGATTGGCAAGCCAAACAAAGATTAACTGAAGAAGATGAAAATAATACTTTAGAAATTTCTCAAGAAGAAATGGAAGAACTTCACCAAAATGGTCAAGTAAGACTTAAAGATGGATCATTATTAGTTTGGGCAGGAGATTTAGAAGAAATGAGCACCACAGGTACAGGTACTTCATTCCAAGCAGGGTCCGGAGAAGCATACGCTACACCAAACGCATTTAAAAAGAAAAAAGACCTAAACGAAGTTTCATATAGTGATTTTAAACGTAACACTGAATCTTCACCACGTCAAAAAATAGCTAGAGGTATTAGTCAAGTTAGTAAAATGATTAAAGAAATAGAAAAAATTGTATCACACAATTTCAAACTAAAAACAGAATTGGATATGAATTCTGGTACTTTCTTACAATCAACTAACAAAAAAGTCCATGAAATTGGAGCCAGACTAAAACAATTAGAAAACAAATTAAGAGAATTCTCAAACTAAAATATTATGCTTTTAACAGAACATATACCCTTTATAATAAATCGAAAACTAATAGAAGAATCTATTAGTAAAAACCAACCATTGGTGGTTACTGGTGTTATCCAACGTGCAGAAGCCAAAAACCAAAATGGTCGTATTTACCCTAAAGAAATTTTAGAAAGAGAAATCCAAAATTACATGGAGGGTCCAATTAGAGAAAGTCGAGCATTAGGTGAATTAGATCACCCAGAATCATCAGTAATAAATTTACAAAATGTGTCACACAACATCAAAAAAGTATGGTGGGAAGGAGATGACGTTATGGGCGAAGTCGAAGTGCTATCAACTCCAGCAGGGAATATTCTCAAGGAATTATTCAGAAATGGAATTACTGTTGGTATATCGTCTCGTGGAATGGGCTCAGTAAAAGACAATGTAACAGAAGGCACTGTAGAAGTACAAGACGACTTTGAATTACTTTGTTGGGATTTTGTATCTACACCATCCACGCAAGGTGCATTCATGACTCCTGTAGGCAGAGCATTACAAGAAGGTAAATCTACCGAAACTTATCAATATAACAACGTGAATAATATAATTCGCGACATTATCTGTGACAATATAGGTATTTGTAAATGTTAAAAACTTCACACTAAAAATTTGGTTTTTTAAGAATGCTGTCGTACATATGGCTAGCAAAAAAAAGGTTACGAAAAATTATTAACTCTATGAGAGATTAAAATATACACAGCTTAAAGGGGAACTTTCCTATCTCCTTTATTTTTCAATTAAAATAGTATTAACGAAAACAAGAATTATGAGAAAAATGATTTCAAGTTTAGCTTTAGGACTGCTTATGGTAGCTGGAGTAAACGCACAGGAAAAAGGTGACTGGTACGTAGGTACTGGCGATGTTTCAAATACAGCATGGACTTCATGGTCTGTTAGCCCTTCAATTGGGTATGGTGTAACTGATAATTTAATGGTTGGCGCAACTGCTAATCAAGAAGAAGGTGAGGATCTACAAGTAGATATCCATGCACGTTACTTCGTAAAAAATTATTTTGTTTACCTTGGTTCTAATTTAGGACTAGACACAGATCAAGTAGAAATTGGTGTAGGTAAAATGTTTTCTTTTTCAGGGAATGTTTATGTCGACCCTAGATTGGTGTACGACGCAGGTAACAAAACAACCAATCTTGGATTGGGTGTAGGTCTTAAATTTTAAACTAATTATTTAATCAATTAAATCGAAAAAAATGGAAAAAGTATTCAGTTTAGTAACAAATTTCTTAGGTGGACTAGGTAAATTGTTCTTAGCATTAATTCCAGTATCAATTTTGTACTTTGTACTTACAGGAACTTCTGTATTTGGTATTGATGTAATTGCAAACTTAACAGCTCTAGTTTCTGGCTTTGGTCAGGGTGGATTTGTAGGTTTAGTGGTTTTGGTACTAGTATGTTCTTTCTTTGCTCCTGACGGTAAGAAGTAAGAATTAAATGATTATATCAATTAAGGCGCCTTACGGCGCCTTTTTTGGTCTCCCACTTCTTTATATATGTATGTGTGTAACATACGTGCTTCCTAATAAGACGTCCCTGATTTTTAAAAACAATCTATTAAGGTTCCTAATAACCTTATTTCCCGTACAATTTATAAACGAGACTCGAAAGAGAAAAAACTATTAAAAAATGGCAAAAGACATTTTAAAAGAAGCTATCGCTGACGCTAAAGCAGTTCGTGAAGTTGCTCTTGCAAACGCAAAGGCCGCACTCGAAGAAGCTTTCACACCGAAGTTGCAATCAATGTTATCTGCTAAATTATCTGAAGAATTAGATGAAGAGTTAAACGAAGAGGAAATCGAAGAAACCGTTGAAGAAACGAATACTATCGAAGAAACCACTATCGAAGAAACTGAAGAAATCGAGGAAACAGTTGATTTAGAAGTTAACGAAGAAGAAGCTATGGATGAAGCTACTATCGATGAGGAAATTGATTTGGAAGAAATTCTTTCAGAACTAGAATTAGACGAAGGTGAAGTTTCAGAAGAACCAGTTGCTGAAGGCGAAGAAGAAATCGCTGAAGGTGAAAAAGAAGAACTTGAAGAAGAAAAAGATGAAGACCTTGAAGAAGGATTTGATCTTGACGCACTTCTTGAAGAACTAGACGGACTTGATGAAGTTAAGGACGAAGTTAAAGAAGAAGAATTAGAAGAATCTAAGGAAGAGGTTGAAGAAACAGTAAACCCACTACAATCTGAGCTTGAAGAAGCTAAAGATGAACTAGAAGAAACTAAATCTGCTTTAGAAACTGTTCGTGCTGAACTAAATGAAGTTAATCTATTAAATTCTAAATTGTTGTACGTTAACCGTATCTTCAAAGCAAACCAACTTGATGAAGCACAAAAACTACGTGTAGTTGAAACACTTGACAAAGCAGGAACAGCTAAAGAAGCTAAATTAATTTACGAAACAATTAAAGACACGTTTAATATCTCTAAAGATAATAAACAAACTAAAAAATCATCAATCAAAGAAGGTTTAGGAATGGCTTCAAAAGCTGCAGGTAAATCTACTGCTTCTAAAAAAGCTGTAATTTCAGAATCAAATGATATGATGACACGTTTCCAAAAATTGGCAAACATTAAAATTAATCAATAATTTAAAATTTTTACAAAATGAACGTAAATAATTTATTAGAAGGTGCAAGCCCTTACCAAGTACAACAAAACGAAGCTGCAAAGCTTTCGTCTAAGTGGGAAAAGTCAGGATTGCTAGAAGGCATTCAGTCTTCAACAGAAGCCAACAACATGGCAATGTTGCTTGAAAACCAAGCAAAACAATTAGTAAATGAAGCAAACACTACAGGTACAGGTACTAGCGTTACTGCTGGTAATGGTGAAGCATGGGCTGGTGTAGCTCTTCCATTGGTACGTAGAGTATTTGGTGAAATTGTTGCTAAAGATTTAGTATCAGTTCAACCAATGAATCTACCTGCAGGTTTAATTTTCTATCTTGACTTCCAATATGGAACTGCTCAAGGAGGAAAATCATCAGGTGAATCTCTTTATGGTGCTACTGATGATTTAACTAAAACTGAAGGTGCATTAGATCAAGGTCTTTATGGTGCTGGTCAGTATGGATACTCTGTTAAAGCTTCCTCAACTGCATCTATCTATGATTCAGAAGCAGGACCTTTCGGTA